GATTTTTAAACAACATGGTTGTTATGAGAGGAGACTCCTCAACTTTTACTGGCTCAGCAGGATCTCTTGTTGGAGCGGGCAACTTTATTCAATTGTCTGGCACATCAATAGACTTATCTAAATATTCTACATCTGATGAACTTAGGTTAGCGTTTAGTGTATTAAATAAAGATGGAAATGATGCAGATATTGACACTTCAAAAATTGCAGTAAGAATTTTAGTAGAGTTTTTGGCTTCAACTGTTCCTAGTGCTTATGCAAGAATGGAAGCAAGGGTTGATCATGTTAACGATAATTCTGCTTTTGATTTTGATGTAAACAGATATTTTGTTGTAAATAAAGAACTTAAAGATATAAACATAACTCAGGGTTTTCCTTGGAAATCTGTTGATACAATTAAAGTTTATGCTCAGGTTCTTACTGGTGCATCAACTGCTAATACTGTAGATGATTCTTATTATGTAGCAATAGATGCTTTGAGAATAGAAAACAAAAATAATTTAAATCCAGCATACGGCTTGACTGGATATTCAGTAATAAGAAATGCTGATTCTTTACCTATAATTAAAAGTCCTAATACTAGCAACTACATAGAGTTTAGATTTAGTGTGGATGTTGAGTAATGGTTGATAGTAATATTAAAAAAATAACAATTCTTAAAAAAGATCTTCCTGATTATATAGGAGATAACGATAGTTTGTCTTATCAAATAAGATACAGAGTTGTGTCAGAAGATAAAAACAGAACCTCACACTGGTCACCAATTTATAAAGTTGGAGAAACTAGTACCTTTGAAGAAGTTGGTTTTGACATTGAAGATATTGCAGGAACGAGTATTCCTCATAATGTTATTATAAATGATATAGCACATCTTGCAGGAATTTCTTGGACTATGCCCGCACTTTTAATAACTAATCCAACCAATGAAGAAAAAATATTACAAGAAAAACAAGCGTCAATAAAAAATTTTGATATTTACGTTCAGTGGAAAACAGGTGGAACATACGGAAATTGGACATGGGTTGGAGTTTCGCAGGGTACTCAATACTCTATGACATATCCATCTACAGGGCCAACACATATGAAGTTTAGAGTACAAAAGATTACACAAGTTAAACAGGCTTTTGATGCTGCTACATATCTAATTAGTAGTGAACAAACCCTTTAATGGTATAATGGAATAACTATGGCTAGAATACCTCTCCCAAATCGTGGTCAACCACTTGATGTTGCCTATATGTATCAAATAGCAGATACTTTAAATACATTGTCTACTCAAGTTTCCCCTTCACTTAATAAATATTTAACAATAGATACTATATCTTCTGGAAAACAAGATGTGAAATCATCTGAAATGAGAATGGTTGGTGGATATGTAGAGGTTGCAAATAATAGTACAGTTAGTGCTGGAAACGAACTTCCATTTTCTTTAAGTTATTCTGGATTTAAGTATGCCCCAATTGTTACTGCTACCCCAATAAATATTGATGGTACTTCTGCTGGATCTGACATTTCTGTAGTGTTAAAAAATGTTACAGTGTCAAAAGTGGATGGAGTTGTAAAGTTTAAAACAAGTGGCAATGTTTCTATTGGTATCAATATAATTGCACTTGGAATTCCTAATTAATGTTAGAATGTAAAAAATGTAAAGGAAGAATGTTTCTTGATAGACTTTATAGTTCTCGTCTTCATCTAGAATTATATTGCATGTCTTGTGGGACAAGAGAGTTTATGAACCCACCACAGAGCGTCATAGGAGGATCATGGCTGTTAGAAAAGGAAATCTTGAGAGCGAAGCATACAATCTCGCCCCTGTAATACCTGGCAATAAAAAGGTTTGGTTTTTAAACGGTGAGTTAGTAAGGATTCATCATTTTAATAAATCTAATGGAATCATGTCTGTATATAATATTAATAAAGATAGAATTGAAAGTTGTTTAATTTCTGATTTTAAAAATAAAAGAGAACGTGCATATACAGTTAGAGAAACGGCTGAACTAGTAAATAGACATAAAAAATATATGCCATCTTTAATGAGACGAGGGATTATACCATTCCCTACTGGATCACAAAAAGGCGGGGCACGAGGATGGCAAGTAAGATCATATTATTCAGAATCACAAGTAAAAGACATACGTGATATACTTGCTTCGTACCATATAGGTAGACCAAGGAAAGATAATTTAATTACAAATGATATTACTCCTAGTACGCAAGAGTTGACTAGAAGAATGGGTGATGGTATACTTAAATATACGAAGACAGAAGACGGTAGATTTATTCCAATTTGGAACGAATCGATTAACTAGCAATAAGGAGTGGGTATGCAAGAAAACGATAATACCAAGGTTTCTATTACTCTTGGTTATACATTAAATCTAGGTAATTTTCAATCACTAAGATTAGATCTTGGTGTGGTAGATTCTAAGAAAGACGGAGAAACTACTAGCGAAGCATTTGAAAGAGTTTATGGTTTTGTTGAAAGTAAACTTACTGAAAAAATTAACGAAGCAAAAGCAGAAATAATCGATTAGTGGCTGAACGCAAAGACCGAATGGCTTTGCTAGGAACATACGCTAAACACCATAAGGTTAAGTATGGGCAACAGCCATCAATAAATAAATGGACAGAGCAGTGGTCTGCTGATGCTCTTATAGAATCATACGGTTTAGGTACATGCTATGATTTGCTTGAATATTATTTCAAGGTAGCACAAAGTCCTAGTTGGAACTATTTTTCATACAATGCTGAAAAAATTTGGAATGCTAAAATAGATAAAGAAAAAGATAACTTTGAAAGATTAGAAAGACGAAAAAAAGCAAAGGAGTGGTTAAGTGAATAATGTTGAAGCAAAAGTAATTTCTGCAGTATTACAAGACAAGCAATTACATGTTCTGCTTCAAAACAATGTTGACAATCTATTAAAAACCCATAATGATATTTGGAACTTTATTAGAATATACTTTGAACAAAACTCCTCAGTTCCACCAGTATCCCTTGTCGTAGAAAAATTTAGAGACTTTAAGCCAGTAGAAAATGTAGGATCAACAAAACATCATTTAGAAGAATTACAAATTGAATATTTAAACGATAGTCTTAAAGATATATTAAGATCTGCTGCATCTGATGTTTCAGATAACAAAGGTACAGAAGCCTTAAATAATCTTATTACAAAAACTTCAGAATTAAAAAAGAACACTTCTGCAATACGTGATATTGATGTCACTGACCTACAGTCTGCTATTGCATATTTTGAAAATCTTAAAAAACAACAAGAACTTGGTTTGGTAGGAATTACCACTGGGCTTCCAGGGTTTGATAACTACTTACCGTCAGGAATCATGCCAGGGCAACTGGGAGTGTTTCTTGCATACCCAGGTATAGGTAAGTCTTGGTTAGCCCTTTATTTTGCCGTACAGGCCTGGAAACAAGGCAAATCTCCACTGATCATATCTTTAGAAATGGGTGAAGCAGAAGTCAGAAATCGTGTCTACACGATCATGGGAGAAGGACTTTGGTCACACAGAAAATTAAGCAAGGGTGAGATTGAACTTGACATGTTTAACAAGTGGCATGCAAATAAAATTTCGGGTAAACCAGAATTTCATATTATCTCAAATGACAATGGTGGAGAGATTAATCCATCAGTACTTCGTGGAAAGATAGATCAGTATAAACCAGACTTTGTTATTGTTGATTATTTACAACTTATGAGTCCAAACCAAAGGTCTGACAACGAAACGGTACGAATGAAAAACCTTTCAAGAGAACTTAAACTTATGGCTATTGGTGAAGAGATTCCTATTATTGCAATATCTTCTGCAACTCCAGACGATGTAAACGATTTGAGCAGTGTCCCAACATTGGGTCAAACTGCATGGTCTAGACAGATTGCATATGATGCTGATTGGGTAATGGCACTTGGTCGTGCATCCAATAGTGACATTATCGAATGTGCTTTCAGAAAGAACAGAAATGGATTTATGGGTGAGTTCCTTGTTCAGGTAGACTTTGATAAAGGGTATTACAGATACAAAGATTATGAAGATAAGCAGTTATAATAGTATGTGGACAATTATCATCATAAACCTATCAAGAACTTTAACCTTAGTGGAACCATACACGATGATTCAGCCATTGAAAGGCTTAAATCTGAATATGTAAAACTGCTAGTATCAGAGATGAGGCTATCTGGTTATGTGCCAAAATTTGACATAGAACCTGACTTTACGATAGACTATAATCTAAAGACAAAAAGTTTTGAGTTTGAAATAACAATATACGGAATATATGTAGGAAAGAGAAAGAGTGAATGGATAGACGGAATAAGTCAGGCAACACCAATATATACACGAAAGAACAAATTGAAAGAGTCATTGAAGGATCAGGTTTAAACATTGAGTCACAAGTAGGCTCTGAATTTATTGTATTTTGTCCGTTTCATAATAATCATAGAACTCCAGCAGGCGAAGTTAACATGAACACTGGAATGTTTTTTTGTTTCTCTTGTAATAAAATAGCAGATTTAATTGAGTTTGTAATGCATATTACAGGTAGAACATATTTTGAATCCGTGAGATTTATTAAAGACAAAGAACAGAATATGGATATTGAAAAACAGATTAATAAAAAGTTATCTGTTAAACCAGATTTTGTTCAGTTTGACGAGTTAATAATTAAAAGATTAAATAATCAGGCTTTAGAGTCTTCAAGGGCAATAGAATATTATGCTAAAAGAAAAGTAACTCAAGAATCAATAGTTAAGTTTAATTTAGGTTATTCTGAAAAACAAGATATGGTAACAATACCAGTTCACTCACCAGACGGAATGATGATAGGTTTTGTTGGAAGATCTATTGATGGAAAAGAATTTAAAAATACTCCAGGTATGCCAAAATCTAAAACATTATTTAATCTTAATAGAGTTAAGGCTGCTAATAAAGTTTATGTGGTAGAATCTTCTTTTGATGTTATAAGATTAGATCAAGTTGGATTTCCAGCAGTTGCAACACTTGGGGCAACAATATCTAGTCAACAGGTAGAGTTGCTTAAAAAATATTTTAATGATATTATTGTTATTGCAGACAATGATGAAGCAGGAAATAACATGAAAGACAGGCTTATGGAAAAACTTGGCTCTCGTGTTGGTGTAATAAAGTTAGAAAAGCAGTACAAAGATATTGGCGACATGGATGACGAATCTATAAAGAAACTTGAATTTAGATTTGACAACTCTATAATCGCTATGCTAAAATAGAATAGAACAAACAAAGGAGAACGAATGAGCGTAGTAAAGGGATTAAAAAATATCAACGCCCTGCTCGACAAACCAAAATATGAAGGTACAGGATCAAAAGTAAAGTGGTTAAAACTTGCAGATGGTCAATCAGCAAAAATCAGATTCATTGAAGAACTTGATGAAGATTCTGCTAACTATAATGAAAAACGTGGACTAGCACTAGTTGTTAGGGAACACGTAAATCCAAAAGACTACAAGCGTCGTGCTGTAGATACAATGGAAACAGAAGGCCGCGATTGGGCTGAAGAAATGCATCGTAAAGATCCAAAGGCTGGCTGGAGAGGCCGTCTTCGTTTCTACTGCAACGTTCTTGTAGACGATGGCATTGAAGCACCATATGTTGCAATTTGGTCTATGGGACTAAGCAAGCAATCATCCTTCAATACAATTCGTGAATATGCTTTAGAAACAGGAAGCATTTCAAATATTACATGGAAGTTAAAGCGTAACGGTCAGGGAACTGAAACTAGTTACACTCTTATTCCATCTGCTCCAGATACAGAACCGTTTAATTGGGAAGGTATTGAACCTCATCCATTAGAATTGGCTCTTAAGAAAGTTCCTTATGCAGAACAAGAGGCTTTCTACTTGGGGTTTGATTCTCCATCTACTACTTCGTCAACAAACACTGACTGGTAATAGATGAGTTATGTAGGCTTACACGTTCACACACACTATTCATTATTTGATGGTGTTGCTACTCCAGAAGAATATATAGACCGTGCAGTTGATTTGGGTATGCAAGCAATTGCAATCACAGATCACGGAACCTTATCTGGGCATAGAGAACTGTATCGAGGTGCAAAAGCAAAGAACGTTAAGCCTATTCTTGGCGTAGAGGGCTATATGTGTCAAGATAGATTTGATACAAGAGACAAGTCTGAGAGAGACGGTCAACTTGATTTAGTCTATAACCATATAGTCCTTCTCGCTAAAAATAAGATTGGTTTAGAAAACTTAAATAAAATAAATGAAATCGCTTGGACTGAAGGATATTTTAAAAAACCAAGATTTGATTTTGAAATATTAAAACAATATTCAGAAGGTATTATAGTTACATCTGCTTGTCCAAGTAGTGTGCTTGTTAAAGCCTTGGAAGAAAATGCATTTGCAGTAGCAAAAAAATACATTGAATGGTTTAAAGATACTTTTAAAGATGATTATTATATTGAAGTAATGCCACATAATCCTGCTGAGATAAACAAACAACTTATTGCTCTTGCTGACGAATTTGGTGTAAAAGTAGTTGTTACCCCAGACTGTCACCATAGTTGCAAAGAACAAAGAGAAGTGCAAGAATTTAAACTGCTGTTAAACACACATGCTAAAGTAGAAAAAGATCATACATACGATAAGTCTAAAAAGCATAAAGATATGATGGAGCGTTTAGATTATCTGTACGGTAAGAATAGACAGATAACATTTAATAAATTTGATATACATTTGTTAAGTTACGAAGAAATTAAATCTGCCATGGAAAAGCAGGGTATATTCAGAGAAGACATATACTCTAATACTATAGAGATTGCCAATAAGGTAGAAGACTATGACTTACAAGAAGGCTTGGACTTATTACCAGTTCAATATAGAAACCCAGATAAAGAATTAAAAGACATTGCAATGCAGGGTTTAAAAGATAAAGGTTTGTTAGAAGATCCTGTATATGTAGAAAGACTTAATGATGAGTTAAAGGTAATTAAAGATAAAAAGTTTGGTCCATATTTTCTAGTTGTGCAAAGCATGATTAACTGGGCTAAAAAAGAAGGAATCATGGTTGGTCCTGGTCGAGGATCTTCTGCTGGATCACTTTTATGCTATGCTTTAAATATTACAGATATTGATCCAATTAAACATGGTTTACTTTTCTTTAGATTTATTAATCCAGAACGTAATGATTTTCCAGATATTGATACAGATATTCAAGACTCACGTCGTGATGAGGTAAAGGATTATCTAGTTAGACAGTATAGACACGTTGCATCTATTGCTACATTTTTACAATTTAAAGATAAAGGTGTTGTTAGAGACGTATCAAGAGTTTTAAATATTCCTTTGTCAGATGTTAACAAAGTTTTAAAGTTAGTGGACACATGGGAAGAATACTGTAGTTCAAGATCAACAGATTGGTTTAGAGAAAAATATCCAGAAGTACAAGTTTATGGAGAACAACTACGTGGAAGAATTCGTGGAACTGGTATTCATGCCGCAGGTGTTGTAACAAGTAAGAATCCTATTTTTAGATATGCACCACTAGAAACAAGGTCATCACCTGGAAGCGATGAAAGAATTCCAGTAGTTGGTATTGATATGGAAGAAGCCGAAAGAATTGGTTTAATTAAAATAGATGCACTTGGTTTGAAAACTTTAAGTGTTATTAAAGATGCTATAAGTATGATTAAAGAAAATCACTATGTAGATATAGATCCATTAAAAATTAATATGGAAGATCCTAAAGTTTATGAAATGCTTTCTGATGGATATACAAAAGGTGTGTTTCAATGTGAAGCAACACCATACACAAACTTATTGGTTAAGATGGGTGTTAAAAATCTAAATGAACTTGCTGCATCTAACGCACTAGTTAGACCAGGTGCAATGAATACTATTGGTAAAGATTATTTGGCTCGTAAGCATGGTAAACAAAATGTATCTTATGTGCATCAAGTAATGAAAGAATTTACATCTGATACTTATGGATGTGTTTTGTATCA